GTATTGCGGTAATTGACAGAGATTCACAGCTGCTTGAATCATGGTTTTCATGGTTGCGTCACTACCCGAGAGAAGATAGTGACTCACGCGCAGTCGTCGCCAACTGCAAGATGTCCGTCAGTGCCAGGGCATAGCCCTGGTCCTGGTGGACGGATACTGTGTTGCTATTTAGCAACAGTTTGTTGATACGGTCCTCGCGCTCGGCCTTCATCCAACTGATGACAACGCCGAAGTCGTGGCTCCCAGAGAGCCTATCGAGTGCGGTTAGAACGTGGGGGGTGGTGATCATTTGCCGCTCATGTACCCGCGCTTTGGGGTTGGCTTGCTGGAGTAGTTCTTCCCTTGGAAGACGTACTTCAGCTGCTCAAGAGCGCCTTCTGGCATCGGTTCTTTTGAGCCGAAAGTGTTTGCGCCAAGGTTGGTCGGCGCTGGGGTGGCTGGCTGCGCCTTGAATGGGGTGACACCACGGCTGCTCTTGGAGTGGATGGCCTGACGCTTCTCCAAAGACGGAGCCGACTTAACAGCTGCTGTCTTTGGAGACTCTATGCTGCGAGTAGATGTCTCGGCACGGGCCGACTCCCGCGCATCGCTTTCATCCATTCCTGCCGTGGACGCGGCTGGCTCAGCTGCGGCAGGCTTAGGGTCAGCTGCTGGTTTAGAAGCGACAACGTCCTTGCCACGGCTTGAGTCTGAGTAGGCAGCATCGTTCCTTCCGCGACCAGCGCCGAATCGGTTGTATGCCTCAGAACCTGCGTCATCTATGTTCCCCATCTTCAAACGTGCGAGAAGGCCGACTGGCTCCTCCTTGTTTGAAGCCTGTAGGCCAGCTGATTTGTACCCTTCTTCAGATACGGTGCCGCCATCCTTCATCCGCCTTGCTTTCGCATAGCCCTGTGGAGCAGATTTGGTTTTTCCGTAGTCTCTGTTGATCATTTCAGTTCCTTAAGTGTTGTATTTTAGACACACAGCTGTTGTTTCAATACTGGGGTGTATTGCCTCAAGTCGCGCCATCACGCGCAGCATTTGGGGACGGCAGCTGTGACAGCTGTGACTCTGCCTGAGCCGCCGAAGTTGTGACTGGAACAGCTGTTGGTGGTAGAGCGCCGGGTTCTTGTGGGGGTTGACCCTGAGCCTGCTGAGCCATCATTTGCTGCTCTTGGGCGGCCTGGGCCTGCTGCTGCATCATGGCTTCAAGCTTCTTTGGGTCTGGGACGATCTTGTCCACATCAGAAAACAAGGTCTTCGCGTGTTCCCTGAGCATGTGTGCGCGGCCAGCAATCCCGATGATCTGCATGTCGATCGGGTTGGCGGTCTGCTGCATGAACTCCATGCGAGAAGCCTCCTGCTGCTGGCGGATCATCGCGCCGATGGCCCCGGCAGCGACCACATTCATGTCACCCTTAATCGAGGTGTCTGGATCGTGGATCATCAGGTGCAGGTAGATGCGCTTGATGAGTGCTGAGGTTGCTGCATCGAGGCTAAGGATGGCGTGTTTGATGCCCTTGGCTGCGTTCTCCATCAGCATGGACAACCCAGAGGCTGTTCTACCTGCCCCACCAACAGCTGTTGACCCATAGATGTAGTTCGGCACCCCAGTCACCTCGTCTGCCATGCGGCTGAAGAAGGTGAAGATGTTGAGCAACTCCTGAGCGTGCATGTCAGGCTGGCTGAAGCGCATGGCAGGTTGACCACCCCCAGTGCGGTCCATCGTGGTCTGCCAAATCTTCCAAGGTGTCATGTTGGTCAGCTTGAACCCAGGAGCCAGACGGTCAACAGAGACCTCGACCTGTGGACCACTAGCTATTCCCATGTTCATCGCCAATGCACGAGCCGAGGCGTTGCACATGGTTTGGACGTCAGCCATCATCTCTGGGAGTGCCTTACCCCAAAAGCTGCCCGGGACGTCCACAAACGATGCTTTGCTGTACGGACGGTGGTTGAGTGGGTGAGGGTTCAGGACGACACGAACAATCTCGCCACCGATCTTCCATGCGTTGACTTGGTACTCTTCATAGTCATCCACAGCCACATCGTCGATAACAACCATGCCCCACTCTTTGAGCATGATCCCTGAGGCTGGACCCCAGTATTCGTAGGCTTCAAACGTCCCGTCAGACGAGGTTGTGAAGATTCGGCTGGATAGCTGATCGCGTGTGGAGTCGCCATTGCGGTGCTCTTTGAGTCCGTTTGGGTTCTCCCTCAACAGCTTCTCAACAGCTGTTTGATCTACGCCTTTCAGCCCGATCATCGACTTCAAAGACTTGCGGGAGAGCTTTTGCCTGTGGATGAGGTAGCCGTCTTGGATCGATACGGCGCTTGGGGATGGGTAGATGTCGTAAGGCGAGACTCGCTCGACCTCAAGGACGACCTCTTCGGTAACGATGGGGGTGAAGTTCGGGCCCCACTTCATCACTTGCTTCTTGCGGAGAACTGGGCCTTTGATGAATGAGCATGGGAAGGTGGTGAAGTCGTAGATCACCTGACTCAAGGCTTCCCGGTACTCGCCCTCCTGAAGCTTGTCAACAATCCTGTTCTCCATCTTCTTGGCGCGGTCATCAGCCATGACTTTGGCCTTCATGGTGACCTCTTCAGAGACTTGTGCCTTCCGAGCCTCTATTGCCTCGCCCACAACAGGGACGCCAGACTGCGCGACCATCATTGCTTCCTGCATCACCAGCTGGGAGATTTCAGCCGTCAGTTCTGGCGGAAGGTCTGGCTCCTCAGTGGATTGCAGCGCCCACGTTGACTCGCTGTGGTTCTGCATCACATCCTTGATCCAGCTATCGGCTGCGCGGCACTTGATGTCGGTGAGCATCATAAAGATCGGCTGCGCCCCAATGGACTCGATCTGAGACCTCAGGGCGGGCTCGTACTCACCCTTGCGCTGGCGCTCACAAGTCAGAAGGCGCTCGATGATGTTGACCTTCTCTTTGTCGGCCTCTTCAAAGCATTTGGTGATGTGGCTGGATAGTGAGAGGATGACCTTCTCTGGGATAGCCATCTTTTCCTCAACAGCATTTGCGCGTTCTTCTAGGTTCATTTTTAGCTCCAGGCAACCATTTCAACTTCACGGGCGCGGACGTTCTTGGTGTCTGAGCGCATGGACATGCAAAGATATTGCAACGAATCTGCCACGTGACTAAATTTGTCCTTGCATGGGCGGTCTTTGAACCTGCTTGACCCAGACACCTTCAGTCGCTCGTATCGATACCCGCCACGGAACCCCTTGATCAACATCGTGCAGCTTGGGTCAATCAACATCCCTGGCCCGGACGATGTGAGTCGTTGCAGGAAATACGCAACTGACTCGCGCCGCGCGACAAACTCGTTTGTGTCTGCTGGCTCACAGTTAAGCCCAAGCAAAGCAAGCTCGTTAAAGCAAGTCTTTTCGTCAGCCTGTGACCGCCCCACCCCAGCGGGGTCGCCATAAGCAAAAACCTGCATCCCACGGTACTTGTCGTTCAGGTGAGGGAGAACGCATTCCGAGTAAAACTGTCGGATACCCATATCCTCAGAAGTGAGTTCGTCCAGGATCAACAGCTGTCCTTTGGGAGACATTTGCCCAAACGTGCAGGCTGGGGTCAGGCCGAAGTCGAAAGCCAGCACGAGCGGCGAGGAGTGCAATGGGGTCAGGGGCACAGGACTGACGTGCAGCTTCTCGTTGAACTCGGGGTAGACGGGCTTGCCGTCCATCGTTGTGCCGTACTCAGCAAGGAGAAACACCTTGATGTAGTCGTCGCTTTTCCCGGCAAGCTGTTTCGTGTAGTACGCAAAACCGTCTGAAATGTTGCGAACATTCTCTGCTCTTGGGTTTGGTTTGTACTTCCCGTAGTCAGGATCGTTCTTGTCGTAAACCTTGATCAGGCCACCGGGCTGTCTGAAAAACTTGAAGCCCTCTGGCTTGTCAACCTCAGCAAGCTGATGCCACCAATGGTCATCATCAGGAAAGTTGGTATCCATAATGATGCCTGTCCAGCTAGGCCCACCATGTAGGTGTTTTGAGGGGTAGCGACCAATACGGCCAGTCAGAACATCCAAAACTGTTTTTTCAAGCTGAGAGGCTTCATTCAGCCATGCACCCGTCAATTCAAGTGACCGAAGCTTTCCAGCGTCTTCTGGCCTATCTAAAGCCATAAACAAAACCTCAAGGTGGAGCGATGTCCCATCCCCTAAGTCTGGAAGATTGATGGTGGACATGATCGGCGTGTCCCACTTCATTACCTGAACATCCTGATACCAATCGGTCCATGTCTTAATTGTTGTGCTGCGTAACTCGCCATAGGTGTTTCGGACAACACACCACCGAGACCTTCTCACCCCATCAGGAGAAGCTTTTTGCTCCATCGCCCTCTTGAAGATTTCAATGCAGCATGAGGAAGACTTGCCAGAGCCAATCGGCCCAGCGATGCCGCGCACAAAGTCATTTGCCAAGTGAAATGACGCAGCCACTGGACCCGGCGGGTCGTAGTTCAGGTTCACAGCTGTTTAGCACTTCCCTACTTTCCCGCCATTCTTCATCTGGCGCTTATCGAAAGCCTCTTCGCGGGCGCTTCCTTCTTTTCCTTTACCTTTGATTTCTTTGTCTTTCTTGGTGTTTTTCTCAAAGGGCACGAATTTTTTTGTTGCCATGATGGTCCTAGAGGTATTGGGGTTTGTGTGCCTTACCAGTGCTGGTGGGCTGCTTTGGGGTGGATGCGGACTTGCTGGAGAGCTTGGTCGCTGGCTTGATCGGCGGCTTCCCAGCTTTGGGGGCCGACATCGCCACGGGTGCCTTGGTGTCTTTCATGGGAGTTCCTGTTTTGTTGGGGAATCGCAGCCAAGATTTTCGCAAGTGTGTTGTAAATTCAATACACCGACGGATTGAATCAATCCGCGCTGAGGTACAGTTGACCTCGCAGCACGTTGCTGTCTCCCTTGGGGCTGATCGCAGCCCCTTAGCCCTGGGACGCTGTGATCACACACTCCCAGGGAATTTTTTCTAAACCACTTGCAATACGTTTTGCTGTGCTTAGAATACTCTCCATGTTGGGGTCGCGCTCAACGATGAAAGCCGCTTACACATGCGTTCTTTGCCTCTGGGGTCTTCCCGGGGGGCGCGACCAAAGGATGCAGTTGTAAGCGGCTTTTTTGCGTTTAAGGGGTTCACATGAGTTTTGCAGCAATGGCGTGGGCAGCGTCACAAAAGAAAATCTCCTCAGGAGAGAAGCTTGTTCTCATCATGTTGGCTGACCGACACAACAACGACACTGGTCAGTGCAACCCATCCCACCAACGTCTATCAGAAGATTGCTGCATGTCAGAGAAGACAGTCAGACGGTGCATCGATGGTCTTGTCGCTGCTGGCCTTGTCAAAAAGATCAACGTGGTCGAAGGTGGAATCAAGCGGACAAACCAGTACATCCTGACAGGTGATCCTGATCGGTCAAATTTACCGTACACAGATCGGTCAAATTTACCGGGGGGTACGGTCATGGTGACCGATGGGGGTACGGTCATGGTGACCGATAAACCAGGAAGTTCTGAACCAGTAAAGAAACAGGGTGTTTTTCCATTTCGATCAAAAGTCAGAAATACCGTCAAGCGGGATGAATGCAGCCCATTTGCAGGAGCAAGATGATGAGGATCAACCTGAATGTCTCGTTTGCAAACAAAGACAAGGTAAAAGCTCTTGGAGCAAGATGGGATGCAGCAAGAAGAACTTGGTACGTTGTTGATCCTGATGATTTGACTGGTTTTCTTCCTTACCTACAGAACAAGGCTGTTGATAGCCACGGTGTTGATAAAAACACCGAAATACACAAGTTCCGCCCCGCGCCGCGCCCCTGCAAACCCCGTATTGATGAAAAGTTTTGGGCAAGAACAGGCCCACAAATCTTGGTCCCGCTATGCAGCTGCACCACCCCGCCGTGGGAAGACTGCGAACACACAGATCAACTTGCAGATCAGGCGATGAGAGAAATCATTGGCGGGTCAATCAGCGAAGGAAATTTTCCCTTCACCAACCAAACCAAAAAACCACAGGAGTAGCCATCACCCGACTGTCTTGGAATTGTTGCTTGACAACAACCAGCTGTGAATTATTTTTCGACCTAATCAATACTTTGTCGTATCATTTGCACACCTTACACCATTACCTGAAAGCCATGACACCGCAAGAACAAAACATCATCGTATTCCTGGTCGGCCAGGAGGCTCCAGCCCTCTCCGCTGAAATCAAGATCGGCGCTGACATTTCCATGAACGCATTCGCCAAGGCATCCCGCGAACTCCTGACCGATGGCTACATCGAGACCGTCCGCGAAGATGGCGTGAATCTCTTGAAGTACACATTGACACCTGATGGGCTGTCGGTTGGTAAGCAGATCATTCGCCACCGGGCCTTCCAGGGCGAAATCGTCCCACCAAGGAAGCCCACGTTCAAGCCCTGGGAAGACTTTGGCAGCTGCTACCAGCGCAACCAAGGCTTGAAGCACATCCAATCCGTGGGCACCCCTTGCTGAACATATAACAACCCGGAGCATAACGAAATGAATATCAAAGAAGTAACCAAGACTGTCTTGGAAATGAACATCAATAACCGAGAAGTCATCGAGTCCGTCGAAGCGATTCACGGCGAAAACGTGGCCCGGTGCATGGCGGCGTTTGCAGACCACAACAAAGGTCTCACAGCTGTTATGTCGCTGTTGGCTTCGGCCAAGTTCCCGAAAAAACTTTGCACGATGGTCGTTGATTCTCTGCAAGACGATGCCCTCAGCATGATCAGCGCGACGATGGCTGCGTCAGGCAAGGATGAGAAAGATGTAAAGGAACTGGTTGACATCCTCCACGGCATCGTTGACCGGCAGCAAGGCGTTCTCGAAAAACTCGCCAAAGAGCAATTCTGATGAACGCACCATACACAAAAGGAACATTGCGCGTCAAGAAACCTGCTGAGTCTTACGAGATTGAAGCAGAACAAATCATGCGCCAGCTTGAGTCTCTAACCCGTTGGGCAATAGCTGCACTTGTGGTCATTCTTGTTGTCGGTGTGGTGCTGTGGGGGACGATGTGAACCAGTTGCCGTGGTTCCCCGTGCCTAAAACAGTGTGGGCAGTACGTCAAGAGGTCAAGCAGGACATGACAAGGATTGCTCGTAGGCAACGCAAGGCTGTGCAGATGACTAGGGTGCTGGACTACCTGCGTGAGCATCCCTGCCTATCGACCCACATGGTTGCTGTTGCTATGGACAGGACAGACGTGTGGGCATCGAGCCACCTACAGAACTTAGAGGCTGCTGGGTTAGCCACATACGAGATGAAGCGTAGCCCGACGAGGGACTTGCTAATTAAATTTTGGAGTGCGGTATGAAACTGACCGAGGAATACATGAATGATTTTGAAATGAAACCAACCAAAGGCCAGATCAATGCACCAGATCAGCTTGACTTTATGAACACAAAAGACGCGCTAACAATCAAAGCCCTCGAAGCCCAGCGTGACGAGGCGTTGGCTGAGATTGAACGGCTGAAAGCGGACTTGAAGAATGAACAAGATGCAAAGCAAAAACTATGGAAAGAACGTGGAAATCTGCTTGCAAAGATAACCGATACCAATGCCACGTTAAAGCACAAAGAGAGCTACCTGTTCCAACTTGAAAAGCATATTGAGCTGCGTGAGATAGACACAACTACCCGCCAACACAAAATTGACAAACTGCTCAAGAAAGTTGAGCAAGACGAAGCCCTGTTGTGTTGGTGCCTAGAGCAACTTGATGCTGATATTGTTGAAAACTGGGATACGCCTGACTGTGGTGGATGGACTGCTGGAGACATCGTTGACGCTATCCGCAACATGCTCAAGGAAGCACCATGAACCAAATCGAACTATACAAAATGGCCTTGGATGCGCTTGAGGCTGAGAAGCAATTTGGATGCTGTGCTTTTTACGTGGAGAAACGGGAAGCTGCCATCATCGCCCTGACTGCTGCTCTGGAAGAGCCGAGTGAGCCAAAGCGACTGACGGACGCTGAAATCATGGATATTGTCATTGCCGATCCTTTCGACAGCGCAATTGCTTATGCCCGTGCAGTAGAGACTGCGGTGTGGGAGAAACAAAAATGAAAACTTGGCAAGATGTGATGCTTGAAATCACAGAAACTGACCCCGCAGATACAAGTGATACGTCGAACATCTTTATAAGTTACGACGACCTTGCGGCCATTCTTAAAGCTGCCTTTCAAGTGGTTGATGGGCAAAACAAACCAAAAGTAGAGCCTGACTTGACCCCAGACCTAGCAATGATGGTTCGTAGGCTTGTCTTGATAGCGCGTAAACACGTAGATGATCCGCATCCTGACTTGACCTTTGCTAATACCTGTCTTAAATGGCTCAGTGACAAAGGTTTAGATGGAACACCTTTACGCGAAGGGGAACTTAAATGACACACAAAGACGTAATGCGGCAAGCCTTGGATGCGCTGAACAACAGCAGCCCTTGTCTTTACTCGTATCAGGACGAGAACGCTTTAAGACAGCAAAAGCACATTGATGCCATCGCCGCCCTGACTGCTGCTCTGGCAGAGCCGAGTGAACCTGAGTTTCTTCCGGGAACAGAATGGACACCCTGTATTAAATTGCCAGTTGTGGTTCATGTACGCAAGCAGCGCAATGGTGAGTCGCACGTCAGCACCAGAGAGGGAATCACACCGATCAAGCCCGATGATTTAATCATGCGAGGTGTAAGTGGTGAGGAATACCCAATCGGGCGTGAGATATTTGAAAAGACTTACCGTATCGGAGACATACCCCCGCCAGTGCTTGAGCCTGTGTCGCTCCGCAAATGGAACGACAAGTTTGCTTGCTACGACTACATCGACGATGACTCTGGGTCAAGTTGGAAAGCCATTAAGCAACCAGAGGATGACTTTCTATACACACACCCGCACGTGCCTGAGCCTCTAACCGACACGGAAATTAACAACATAGCAGACACCAACTTCCACGTTGGGGATGTGCCATATATGCACCTGCAAGAGTTTGCCCGTGCGATTGAAGCTGCCATCAGGAGCAAGGGATGACCGCATCCTGCGTACCACCACGCCCTACGCTGCTTGCTCAGTACGAAGACCGCTATCAACGGGCGCTGAACATTGCCATCTACTACCAAAACCAATGCTGCCTACTTGAGGAAATCATTGAACTGTTTTGCCTCGATGCGGCACAGAAAGGAACCCGTGACCAATCTCATTCGCCTCCCACCCACAACCACCATGACCGCAGAGCAAGCCTTGCAAAGCGCACTGGTTGATGCTGAATCGAATCACCTGAAAGACGTGCTGATCATGGGTTACACCGAGGACGGTGTGCTGTACATCAGGTCGAGCCGACTGACGTGCGCCGAGGCCATGTTCATGGCAAACAAGGCGATGCGCTGGGCTGAGTCAGGAGGACAGCTGTGACTCGCTGCATGGCCGTATGGCACAGGGTTGACTTCGGATTCAGGCTTGACAAGGAATGTCATGGCTGCACCCGGGCGCACAAACTTAACGACCCAGTGGGTGTGAACGTGAAGGTTGCACCTCAGTTCTCAGACAAATGCCCTGACCGGGTAGAGGAGAAGAAATGAAGCCAGAAACAGTCATCATTGACACCGATCCTGTCAGGTGGGATGACGGTCTTCAAGATCGCTTCCGCCTTGTGATTGAACCCGATGGCAGTGAGCGACTTCAGGTGGCAGTCAAATGGTTCAAAGGCTGGCAGAATGGGATTGAATGGCGCGATGTTCCGAAGGTGCAAGCATGACCTGTCGCCACAACCACCCATTCCCAGAGCATTGCTCCGAGTGCAAGACAGAAGCTGCCCGTTGGGGGGCACAGGCAGACGAGCGCCAACGCATCATGTCCATCATCAACAAGAAGTTTGAGACAGCCCGTAGCCGCGAAGTCCGGGTGGCTCTTGCGATATTGCGGGATGAAATCAAATGACCACCATCGACCAAGCCAAGCGAATGGCAGAAGAAGCCATGCTGAAGAAGCACATCGAAAAGACTGGGAACCTAGCGCAGACCAACCTAACTGTGCGCGACTACTTTGCAGCCAAGGCGCTGCAAGGGATCATGTCTCATTCACCAACCGATGTGCTTCCAGAAAACGCCCATGACATTTGCAGCGCTCTGTACAAGATCGCTGACGCAATGATGGAGGCAAGGAAATGACCACCATCACCGTCACCTACACCATGCCAGAGGACCAGCATGAGTTTGACTCTGCTCACCATTCCCATGCAGCGTGGACAGCTGTTGCTGATGCCTACAACGCTATCCGAAACCACATCAAGCACGGCGACATCAAAAACAGCCACTCAATCCTGCTTGACGTTCAAGCAATCCTCAGCGAAGCCCAATGGAAGCGTGATCTATGACCATCAAAATATCCGAACTGCAACACCTGTTGAACCAATTTGAGGGCTTAGAGGGTCTTCAGGTCACAGGCAACGACTACACCATCCTGACCAAGGAGAACCCCGTGATGATTCATGGGGCTGTGTTTGTCTATGGCTCCTACTATGCCTACGACATGCAGGTTGACATCAACCGCTTCAAGAACGCCGACGACATCCTTGAACTCGTAGGTAAGCTCAATGAGGCTTTCGACGGGCTGAAGAAGCAAGTCAAGTCAACCGAGACCCACTGACCACCCCAACTGTCTGCAAAGTCCTGTGCAGAGCGAGGGGGGCAATCCTCGCAGCCTTTCTAGGGATCGCATCGTCCCTCTCAGGAGCTGATGACTCAGGTGTTCTGCTGCCGTGTGGTAAATCCTAAGCAGGACAGGAACCCCCCACAGGTGCCAGCTTGCGGGGGTTTTCTTTTCTAAAAAATTGCCCTCGACTTTCAGCAACAGCTGTTCTTCCTGTCCAGCACACCAATACACAGCTGTTGGACGACTGTGAATTGAATATGTGTACCCCTAAATACAATACATATCTGTTTTAAGGGGATACATACACATGGATATTCAATACCTTTCATCCATCTTGCGGTACGACCCAGACACAGGGCTGATCTACTGGAAGGTTCTGAGGCCGGGGGTTAAGGTTGGCGACCAAATTGGTTGGTACGACAAGAACGGATACCGCCGTGTGCAGCTAAGAAAGAACGGAAAGAGCAAAAAAATACCCTACCATCGTCTTGCTTGGGCGTTGCACTACAACCACTTCCCAGACGGCTCAATCGACCACATCAACCGCATCAGGGACGACAACAGGATTTGCAACCTAAGAATCGCTACCCAAAGGGTCAACGTTAGGAACTCAGCTGTTTTCTGTGGCGGAGTTCAGAAGCACTACGACAAATACAGAGCAAGGATTGTTTCGCCAGACGGTAGACGCATCAACCTTGGTGTTTACTTAGACCGAGAGACAGCCGAGAAAGTGTTTGTGGCTGTGGACAGGATTCTGTTCCCTAATCATCCACATCAATAAAATTTTTTAGCAGTGGCTTTGTGGCACAAACAGCTGTCTTGTCCACATGGCGGGAGGGTGGCCCCCGGGGTGTGAGGAATCGTATGTATTAGAGTCTATGCGGCCCATGTCGCCGCGCTGGGCCAGCATGGGGTGGCCGGGTGGCCTGGGTGGGCCTGGGCGCTAGGCTGGTTGGCTAGGCACAGGGCTGGCGGATCAGTAGGGACTCGACAACCTGCGCTAAGTTGTTGATCTTGCTATGGTTTGATGAGTGGTGTGTCTGCCGTGCCTACTGTCATGCCCTCAGCATCGATGACCTGCATGGCTGGCTGTGCTGTCATGCCGATGCGGATGGACACAGCGCCAGTCTGCTTGACCTCGACCTTGTCGCCATAGACCTTGGCTTTCATCTTCTGGGCTATCCAACGCCTGGTTTCAACCCTCAGCTTGGCAGCTTGCACAGCCTCCATGCTGGGTGCCAGGGCAGAATCGTCGGCAATCTGGACCATTTCATCGACCAGGGTGTCTGCCCGATCTTCGTGTGCTTGAGCATATCGGGCGTGAAAGTCTGCGCGCTCCCTGAGCCATCTGTATATCGTCACATGATCCCTGTGCTTCTCCCTGCAATAGCTGTTGAGGCTCTTCCCACTGCTTATCCATGAGCAAATGGCATCACCCTCCTCTGCTGTGTACTCACTTGGCCTTCCCATCTTCCCTACGGTTTCCACAGGCTTGATCTGCTTCGCAGTGCTGTCCCAGCCCCGGGGCGGCGCAATTTTGACTGGGAGCATGTCGCCCTCACCAGTCTTCCTGATGGTCACTGTCTGCACCTTCCCTGCTGCTGAGTGGGCATGGGCCTCTACCTGGGCTTGGAGCATGGCTGCTTGCTTGATTACCTTGCGCTCTGCTCTGCGTGGTTTCCCTATGGTGAGCCTGGACAACGTGGCAACCACTGGGTCAGTGCTGGTGGATACCTGGGCGGCGAGATTTTGGGGTTGATTGGCTACCCCTTGTTGTTCTTTCGCAACGCTTTTGTTTGCTTTTGAACTATTTGTTTGATCTAGCGCAAACTTTTGTGTGTTCGTTTTCTTTGATGAGTGCTGCTGAGCAGTTACCCCAACATGGTCTTGTACTTGGTTTTCAGTCATGTCGAACCTGAGCTAAGTTGTTGATCCATAGAGCTATTTTAGGTGCTGTTGTTTTAATTCCAATACATTGCTGATAGATACCCCAAGGTATTGACACAGC